CCCCCAATTTGGTATGGACTTCCATACTTTGCGGGCCCTTCAAACGCCCCTGGCCCATGCCTTTAGCCTCTCTCGGCTTCGTATGCGGCCTCTTCTACGCCCCGGCTTAGTCCCTTTTTTTGTGGAAGCGCTCAAGGTCTTCCGGGGTCATTTCTTCAAGCCCTTTGAGGATCAGCCAGCGTAGTACCTCAGTGTCTTTGACCGAGGCTTGCAGGTGGATCACCGCCTTAACGGTTTCCTTTTCAACCTTTCGCCATGTCGCGTCGTCGATGTGCTTGGTGGGCATCTCGTTCCTATGTCCGTCAAGTGTTTGGCGAGGACTATCGTAGCCTGATTTTCTAAGACCCTTGACATTGAGAATCTTAGAATCTAATTTTCCGCTCGAATCTAATTTCTTAGAAACTCAGGTTTGAAGGGAATTCAATGTCGCCTCTGATCAATCCGGCCCCCCGGATGTTCTACGACTACCTCACGGTAGAGCAGGTATTCCCGTACCAGCTCCCGCAGGTTGGCGACACTGGCATCTGCTACTACGACCGGAGGACCGGCGAGCAACTGCGCGACACGTCTCCTAGCTTCAAGGTTGAGGGCAGTCACTCGACGTCGATTCGGGTTCGGGTCGATGGGAACAAGCTCCGTGTCGAAGGGAATCCGAGTGCAGTCAACCGCTTGGACAACCTGCATGGATTCCAGTCCATCGCTGAGTGTGTCGCGGTCTATAACGACATCCTCCACGAGATCAAGGACGACAAGGGCAACCGTCTTCCGTCGTTCACGGCTTGCACTGATTGGGGCCACCTCCAGACCGAGGACGGCTCGAAAACTCGGATGATCGGCAACGGTGCGCGCCTGCGCCGGGTTGACTTGACGACGAATCGGACGGTGGGGAAGGGCAATGAACTGGCCTACATCCGCGCCCTGAGTACTCAGCGTGTGGGCTACAAGAACGGCCACCTCTACGAAGATGGCTGGACCTGCGACTGGCAGGCCCGCGACCACTACTACAAGGCCTACGGCAAGGCTCAGGCCATCCGCAAGTTCCTGTTTCCGAAGTGCAAACGGAACTTTGGCGAAGACTCCCCCGAATTCCGCTACCTGCTCGACCTGGCCGCGTACTGCGATCAGCAGGGCGTCGTGCGCATGGAACAGGAACTCAAGAGTGAGTATCTGGCCCGTGAGCGGCTGGAGTGGTGGGGGCTTTTTGATGAAGGCCGCTTTGCGGCGATCCATGGGGAGTTTTTGAGGGGATTCGACAAGCTTGAGGTGATGGCGATGGATTACGAGACGATTGCGGAACGGCTGCTTTCTGAAGAGGTTGTAGGCAGCACTCAGGCGGCGAATGCGACCGCCAATATTGCGATGAAGTGGATGCACTGCCCTGGTATTAGCTTCGACTTTACGAAGTCGCAAATGAAGACCTACCGGGCGCGCTTGAACCGGATCGGCATCAACATCGCCCAGCCCTACGACGTGACCCGTCATTCGGTCGTGATGATCCGTCGTGCTGAGGAAATCGTCACCAGCGACGTGCTGGATCTGCCGGAGTTCTATCGGCATGCACCGCGCCCGCGTCACCTGCGGTTGGTGGCCTGATATGTGTATTCAATCTGAGCGTCCATGCAGTTACTGCGGTGAATTTGGCGTGGTCGATGGTGTTGAGTTTGAGCAGGGTGAGCCCACCCTTTTTGCCTGTCCGGCGTGCTATCAGGAGCTCGAACTGTGGCGTTGGGATGAGCATTGTGATCAGCAGGATGAGGTCTGACGTGCTCGCTCCGACTCTACAGGCCCTCGCGCTGCTCGCCGGTGCCGTCACCCTGATTCACGCGCTCGGCGTGTGGGCTCGCTCATGAGCGCCTACAGCCTCCAGGGCGTGTCCCTGTCGTCCAGCGAGCGTCGGTCGCTCCAGCTTCGTCAGCAGGCCCGTGCCGCTGTTGATCGCAGCGTGTTGCAGCAGACCGTCGCCCAAGCGCTCCAGGCGCTCGAAAAACACAAGGAGGAGGGCGGCAAGGCCTCCAATCCTTGGATCACTGTCACCAACGAAAAGGGCACGCCGTGGGTTGGTGATGCATTCGGGTGGTCGTGATGGCGATTGAGATCGGACGGCAAGCCTACCTCCAGTTGCGGGGCTCGGTAGAGCTCGTCCTGCTTGATGCTGGCATCGACTCGCCGGACCTGCTGAGTCAGGTCATGCGCCAGGTGCTAGCAACTGAATCTGCTGCTCGAACTGAGCGGCAATACCTGCGCCGGGCCTTCGTGACGGCTCGTCGTTCACCAGTAGCACCGGCCCGGCCGGGGATCACGTATGCGCCTGCTCGGCGCTGGAGAAAGAGACCATGAAGATTCTGAAAGGGTACGTCCTGGGCGTAGTTGACAAAGGGGAAGGGGACAAGCGTTGGGCCATCGTTGGCATCAAGGCGACCGACAAGGACCGTGACGGCTTTGACGTGGACACTACGTACAAGCTTCGTGTCTTCGGTGATGCGGTGAAGAACGGCCTGCATAACGCCTATCGCAACCTCGCTGGTGTCGAGGTCTACGCGCCCTACAACGACGAGTTCGACGAGAAATACAAGCGCATTAGCTACTCGCTGGCAGGCGCGCCCTTGGCTCTGATGGAAAAGCCCCTGGGGACCGCCCAGCCGAAGCCTGCTGCTCCCACCCAGCCGCAGGCGGCGCAGCCCGTTAAGCAGGCTTCGTAAATCATGAATTTTTTGGGCTGTGATGGTGTTTGGTTGGCTAGGGAAGATGGTTCAACTATCTGCCAGGGTCAAATGAAGACTTTTACGGTCCAGGAAATGCGGGAGTTCCTGACTCCTGCAATGACAATTGCGCAGAAGGCTCAAATTACCGGCGGGCTGTTGACGTTGTTTGTCGCGGTCTGGGTGTTTAAGAAGATGCGCACATCAATTCCACACTAATGGAGTAAGTTCCATGAAACAACTGAAACAACTGTTCTCCCTGGGCAAGCGTGAAGCCGTTATCGGTGGCTCGTTGCTGATGATGTCTGGCCTTTCGATGGCCGCTGAGGGCGATATCGACACCACCAAGGCCTTGGCCTATATCGCGGGCGGCCTGACTGCTGCGGCGGCTGTGACCGGTGCCATGTTCGGTCTGGTCGCCCTGATCGGCGCTGCCAAGAAAGCCCAGCGCGCAGGGACCTGATCGACCCTCAGTCAAGCCGGTGGCGGTCACTCCGCCCCGGCTTTTTTATTGCCCGGAGAAAGGATAAATGAGGATTAAGAAATGTATATCAGCCCTGAAGATATCGCTTTTTATGGCGTGCTTATTGCCCTCGCTATTCTTTGCTCAGGGCGCTAGTGCTGAATATTATCAGTGGCGGGTTAGTCCGCCTGGGCAGGCTTCCAGGGCGTTCCCTGACCCGTATTCTGCTTGTGAGTGGGGTTATACGTTTATTTCTACGAACTGGTCTAGAAAAATAGAAGTTATATCTAGAGAGTCGGTTGCCTGTAAGTATTCCGGGAATGGTCTTTATTGGGAAGTCATGTATGCATCCTTGCGTGGCACGGAGTGTCCTGATAATGGCAAGTACGACGAAGATGCTCGCATGTGCAAAACTCCGCCGCCTGAGTGCGAGTCTGGAACACCCAATCTGTTCAGGAGTTCCAACTATCCAATTATTGTAATTAATGGAAAGAATACGGTTCCTAGTTCTCCGCCGTCTGGCTGTTTGAATGGGTGCGCTTATGAGGCTGATAGTTCTCGGCCTCAGAAGTGTTTCCGCTCGCCGGGGTCTGAAACCGAAGGTTTTTGTAACTACCTGCTCAAGACAAACGGCCAGAACTGTTCGACGGATTCAGGCAATTTGGGCGCGACTGGCCCTTCGCTCGACGATCCGTCGACGCCTGATCCCGATCCCAATCCAGACCCGAATGACCCGGGTTGCCCGAAGGGCTACAGCTGGTCAGGCACCACGTGCGTGAAGACGCCGACCGACCCCACTGACCCGACCGACCCGAAAGACCCTGGTGGTGATGGCGGTGGAACTGGTGGTGGCGATGGTGGCGGGACTGGTGGCGGTACAGGCGGTGGCGGTGATGGCGGAACGGGCGGCGGCGATGGCGGCACCGGCGGAGGAGACGGAAACGGTGGAACTGGCGGCGGTGATGGCGATGGCGGCGGCACGGGTGGCGGTGGTGATGGCGGGGGAGACGGGCAGTGCGATCCGGCCAAGGACCCGAACAAATGCGGCAGTGGCTCCTCGATCTCCGGCGACGGTGACTGCAAGGTGGCGATTCAGTGCAACGGCGACGCAATCCAGTGCGCCATCGTTCGCCAGGAAAAGGCCTCCCGCTGCGCGGATGAAGAGTTCCGCACGGTCGATGACAAGAAGATTCAGGACCTGAAGAACACGCTTGCCGGTGAGTTCTCCGGGCCTGAGTACGAACCCATCAAAGCCACCGGCGAGAACACCCATGACCTGTCGAGACTGCTCGACACCAGCGGGCGTTTTTCCAAGGCCTGCCCGGTCATTCCTGACTTCTCGTTCCCCTGGTTCGGCAGCACTCAGACGGTTTCGCTCAGTAGCGTGTCGTCCGATCTGTGCACGTACCTCCAGTGGTTCGGGTATCTGCTGGTCGCGTTCGCCATGCGCGCCGCGGCTGAAATCATTGCGCGAGGGTTGAACTGATGCCGTTACTGATCGGGGTACTACTGCGGGCCATCGGCTGGTCGCTGATCCCGCTGGGTTGGAAGCTGCTGCGCGGCTTGGGGTTCACCGCGGTTGCCTTCGTCGGCGTCAAAGCGGTGATGGATCAGGCCAAGGACTACGTGTTCAGCAGTCTCGGCGGCGTGCCTGCGCAGTGGCTACAAGTCCTGGGGCTTCTGCAAGTTGACGTGTGTATCAACATCCTGTTCTCCGCGTACATCGCCCGCGCCGTGCTGTGGGGTATGGACAAGTCTGGCGGCAAGTCCGGCATGCGCTGGACCGGGCCGAAGTAAGCGAGGAGGGGACCGATATGCTCTATCTACGCACCGGCCTGCCAGGAGCTGGCAAGACCCTGAACGCGATTCGGGAAATCGACCTGGAACACCAGCCGGCCCCGGACGACCCGACCAAGCGGTTGCACAAGGACCCGGACAATCCGGACCTGCCGCCCAGGACGATCTACTACTACGGCATCCCGGACATGAAGCTTGATCGGCTCAAGTCTAAGTGGGTCGAGTTCGATACGCCCGAAGAGTGGTACAACCTGCCTGATGGCTCGGTGATCGTGATCGACGAAGCCCAGCGGGTGTTCGGCAACGATGGCACCAGGGCGCGCCCGGAGAAGGTCACGCGCTTCGAAACGCACCGGCACCAGGGCCTGGACATTCACCTGATCACTCAGCACCCCAGCTTGCTGTGCACGCCAGTGCGCAAGCTGGTCGGCAAGCACATCAACTTCATTCGGCCCTATGGCCGGGAGAAAGGCATCTTCCGGCATGAGTACGAGTTCTGCATCGACAACCCTGAGCGGCGCAGCAACTTCAAGCAGGCTCAGGAAGAACGGGTCACGCTGGATAAGGCGTATTTCGGCGTCTACAAGTCGTCTACGGTGCATACGCACAAGCCGATCACGCCCAGCTACATGAAGAAAATCCCGTTGATCATCGCGCTGATGTTGATTCCGATCGGCGTGCTTGTTGGGCTGGTCGTGACCGCGATGCGGCAGGGGGATGAGGAGAAAGAAGCGGCTCTGGCCAGAAGCCAAGCGACTGAAGCGTCAGCGGGTGTTCTGCCGGGCGCTGGGA